ATATTAAAACAGAATCAACTCCTGTAGACTATGTGCATTGGAAAGACTTTGGACATGAAGTAGCACGTCAATGGGATGAGGTTACTTGCGTATGGCGTAAAGTCTATATGACACGTGGTATGTTGCGTGATCGCTTTCCAGAAGAAAAGTTTGGTGACTTGGCTGACAGAATTCCGTTAGATAGTTCACCTGATGACCAAAAGATGAAACAGACTGAAGGCGTAGGTAAACGTGCCTTAATCGTAGAGCTATGGGATAAAGAAGCTAAAAAGGTTTGTTGGATTAGTATGTCATTGGGTAAGACACTTGATGAGGTAGACGATCCATTAGAGTTAGAAGATTTCTGGCCTTGTCCTAGACCGCTATACGCTACGATTACTAATGAATCTTTAGTACCTGTACCTGATTACACGTTATATCAAGACCAAGCCAATGAGTTAGATGTGCTTGCAGACCGCATTAAGGGGCTGATAGACGCATTAAAAGTACGTGGTGTATATGATGCCTCAACTCCTGAGTTATCTCGCCTATTTACAGAGGGCGATAACAACTCTCTTATACCTATTAAGAACTTCTCAGCCTTTGCAGAAAAATCAGGCTTACGTGGTTCAATTGATTTAGTAGATATTACTCCAATAGCTAATGCGTTAAACAATGCCTATCAAGCTATGGGACAAGTCAAACAGCAGATTTATGATATTACAGGCATATCCGACATTATTCGTGGTGCTAGTAATGCTAATGAAACTGCAACGGCTCAACAGATTAAAGGTCAGTACGCTACATTGCGTCTTAAAGTATTCCAAGATGATGTGGCTATGTTTGCTAGTGAGATATTGAAGATTAAGGCACAGATTATCTGCCAACACTTTCAACCAGAGACTATCCTTAAGATTGGTGGTGCTGAGAACTTATCTGAAACTGACAAACAGATGATTCCACAAGCATTAGAACTGATTAAGAACAATGCTACACGTACATTCCGTATTGAAGTGGCTACAGATTCAATGTTATATGCTGATGAGCAACAAGAGAAGGCTGACCGCATTGAGTTTATGACTGCTACTAGCGGATTTGTTGAGAAGGCTGTACAAGCTGCTCAAGTTGCGCCTCAATTAGTTCCTTTGATGATGGATCTATTGAAATTCGGTGTAACAGGCTTCAGAGTAGGCCGTACATTGGAAGGTGAGTTTGATAACTTAGCTGACCAAATGAAACAGGCACAAGCTAAGAAAGATGCTACACCACCACAACCGCCTCAACCTACGCCAGAAATGATGAAGGCGCAGATGGATGCTCAAATTAAACAAATGGAAATGCAAGCTGAAGCACAACGTGAAGCTCAACGGCTTGAGTATGATAAGTGGAAAACAGAGATGGACAATCAGACTAAGGTGCTTATTGCTGAGATGTCATCTAAGACTGACCTACATCTTAAATCATTAGACATTAACGCTGCTAAAGACCAAGAAACGCTAACAGAGGTTTCACCTGGTGGCATTGAGCAACCTACATCTGCATTGAGTGGATTAGTTGATTCAATTAATCAAAACATGGGTATGATGGTAGCAACACAACAACAACACAATCAAGACTTGATGATGCAACAACAAATGGCGCATCAAAACTTAGTGCAACAGCTTACGAAGCCTAAGCAAGTCATTAGAGATCAAAACGGCAAAATTTCTGGAGTTGCATAATGGCATTAGTGCTTGCTGACAGAGTATTAGAAACAACTACAGTAACAGGCACAGGTGATGCTAGTCTTAGTGGCGCACAAGCTAACTATCAGCCATTTAGTGTTATTGGCAATACCAATACTACTTATTACACGATTGTAGATAATACTAACAACTCATGGGAAGTCGGAGTTGGTACTTATGTGCTTGCTGGTAATAAGATTACACGTGATACAGTCTTATCATCATCTAATGGTGGTGCGTTAGTCTATTTCGCTAGCGGTACTAAAGATATATTCTTAGACCTTCCATCTGAAAAAGTATTATTAACTGCCGGTAATGTTTATGGGCCATCTAGTGCTGTAAATAGTAACTTTGCTGCCTTTGATATGACTACGGGCAAATTAATTAAAGATAGTGGCTATAACGCTTCTACCTTTGCTACGGCTGCTCAAGGGGCTAAAGCTGATACTGCGGTACAACCAGGTTCATTAGGTACTGCTGCTTATTTAAATGCTGGTGTAGCTAATGGTGTTGCGACTTTAGATAGTGCTGGCAAAGTTCCTGTTAGTCAAATTCCTCAAATGGGTGATTTAAACTATCAAGGGACATGGAACGCAACAACTAACGTACCCACATTGACTTCTAGTGCTGGTACAAAAGGTTATTACTATGTAGTAGCCACAGCAGGTTCAACTAACCTAAACGGTATTACTGATTGGAAAATTGGTGATTGGGCTGTGTTTAATGGCTCAGTATGGGAAAAGATAGATAATACTGATGCTGTAACTTCTGTAAACGGATATACCGGTACTGTTGTACTAACGGCTGCTGATGTAAGTGCAATTCCTTATACAGGTGCTACAGGCGCAGTAGACCTTAATGCTAAGACTTTGGTCAATGTTGCTAATTTAGGTGTTAATACAACAACTGTACCAACTATTAAATTTAGAGCAGTTGGTGATAACAATTCAGGATCTCGTATTGCTATGAGAGGGTATTCTAGTGATGCTAATAGTTCATCTATTCGTGTCAGTAAGTTCAGAGGTACATCTGGTGCGCCACAAGCACCTATAAGTGGTGACAGTCTAGGTAAATTTGAATTAGCAGGTTACGGAACGACTGCTTCAGAGGCTTATCCACAGGTTTCATTGGAAGGTGTTACTACTGAAGTTTGGGGTGCTACAGCTAGAGGCGCAAAGGCTTTAATTAAGGTCACACCTAACACAACGATTACACAAGTAACTGCGGTTACAGTAGATCAAGACAGTAAAGTAACATTGGCTGGTGCATTAGCGGTTACAGGGGCTACAACATTAGCAACTTCATTAAGTGGTATAGCTAACCTCACTTCAGGCGTAGTTTCTACTGCTACAAGCACTGGCACAGGTAGTGTTGTATTAAATGATAGCCCAACATTCACGACTGCAATTACATCAATAGGGGCATTACAGCTTACTGGAAGTAGTTCAGTTGCTCAAAATATTGCCACATCACAAGAAACAGGGGCTTTAAATATAGGTGGCGCTTCTGCAACTGGAGCATTAACTTTTGGCAGAAGTACGCAAACCCAAACTGTAAATATAGGCACTGGTATTACAGCAAATGGAAAAACTAAAACTATAAATATTGGAACTGGCGGTTCTGCATCTCCAAATATTACTGTTAATATGGGAAAAAGAACTTCAAGCGGAGTTACTGCGTTAAACTTAACTGGAAATGATATTTTACTTGATGCAGATATTATTTCATTTACTGCTAGTGAAATGTTATTACCAAGTCTTGTTGGGCAGTCAATTAGTTTAGTCGCAGATTTAATTGTAAGTGGATATGATGGTTATAGGGCAATGGTTACAGATGCTGACCTTCCAGTAGTTGGGCAACCAGTAATAGGTGGCGGAACAAACATTATTCCTGTTTATTGTAATGGTACAAATTGGATATGTGATGCTGGTGCATCAGGAGCAGTCACTAGCGTAACAGGCACAGCACCAGTAGTCAGTAGTGGTGGTACAACACCTGCTATCTCTATGGCAGCAGCTACAACGTCAGTAAATGGCTATTTAACTAGCACAGACTGGACTACGTTTAATAATAAGCAAGCAACTCTTGTTAGTGGCACAAACATCAAAACAGTCAATAGCACATCATTGCTTGGTTCTGGTGATGTAAGCGTTGGTGTGACATCTGTTACAGGTACTGCACCTGTTGTTTCATCAGGCGGTGCTACACCTGCTATTAGTATGGCAGCAGCAACTACTTCAGTTAATGGATATTTGACTTCTACCGATTGGACTACATTTAATAACAAGTCTAATACTAATGGTACTGTTACAAGTGTAGCAGCATTAACTTTAGGCACGACAGGTACTGATTTAAGCTCAACTGTAGCAACAGGCACTACTACTCCAGTTATTACTTTACAAGTTCCTACAGCCTCTGCTACTAATCGTGGGGCATTATCTTCGGCTGATTGGACAACCTTTAATAGTAAGGGTAGCGGAACAGTAACAAGTGTTACAGGTACTGCGCCTGTAGTGTCTAGTGGTGGTGCTGCTCCAGCAATCTCAATGGCAGCAGCTACTACTTCCGTAAATGGGTATCTGACCTCAACTGATTGGACAACCTTTAACGGCAAAGCACCAGCAGTAACTTATACGACTACTTACATACCATTTGGACAAGGTACAACTACACCTAATCTATCGGCTAACTTTACTTATACAACAGGCACAGGAATATTAGCTACACCTGCAATACAAGCATCAAATGGTATAATATTAAATAGCAAAGCAATCGGTACTACATTTTCTATTCCATCTGCTGACAACGCTATGTCTGTTGGGCCAGTTACTATTAATAGTGGTGTAGTAATTACTGTACCATCTGGCAGTCGTTGGATTGTAATTTAAGGATAAATAATGGCATCAATAATTTCAGCCTCAACTACAAGTGCAACAGCCCTAAATC